CGGGACGGCTTAAAATGGTAAGCCCCGGTATCCCAAGCAGCGTGCAATTCGTAGCCGCAATATCGCATTCACCGGCAATCGCATAGGTTTTCGGGCCGAACCGGACCGGGTTGCCAGACGCAATCGCGGCGAGCAATGCGGCAGTATCATCTGTCATGCCGTCACCGGCCGCGCCAAAATCCTCGATCGCAACCGCATTGGCGGTGAGCGCCGAAAGGCTCCGCGCTTTGACCGCACCGGCAGCGGTTGCCAGCATCGCGCCCGCGGGTAGCCCTGGTACATTGGCGATGCCCGACATGAAGTTAGTATAACTGACTGCCGCATTTGCACCCGCCTGGCCAACCGGCACATTGTCAGCTGGCTGCGGTACGATACCCGCCGGCAAAGCCGGAATCACGAACGGGGAAGCGGTCGCCGAGAGGGTATTGCCGGAAATCGCGAGATTGGCGCCGATGGCAACCGGCACCGGCGCCGCATTGCCCGGCCCGACGCCGCCTAGCAGCGTATTCTGCGGCATGCTCAATGCCGGCTGCACACCGGCCAGAACTTGCGCGCGGGTTGCCGCAAGCGTCTGACCGTTCTGGAAAATCGGCAGCTGATCAGTATCCGACACCGAGCTTGCCGGCGGCAATTGTCCAATCGTGGGCATTTAAAACCTCAGAATGTGGTGAGTGGCGTTCCGGTTGGGTCGGTCAAAGGCTGCCCAGCCGGCGTTGTAAGTGCCGAGACGGGCGCTGGGACGGATGCAAGTGCCACCACTGGCAGGGCAATGCTGCGTGCCAGCGCCCGGCCGCCGGCCGTCGTAATGTTGACCGTCACGGTATAGATGGTCAGCGGCTGGCCACCGCTCAGCCACAGCACCGCGCGCGGCCCATCAGCACTTGATGAGGCGAGCGTGAGATCGCCCGGATTGGCCGGCGAGATGGTGACATCGAGTGTCGCGATGCCATCACCCGGGTTGGCGGTGAAAGCGGGCGTGATGTCGAACACATAATCGAGCGTGTCGGCCGGGTCTTTGGCGGGCCATGCAAGCGGCATTGCGGGGGGAATTTGCGGCCCGCGTGGGGTGGGAATGAAGCCGTCAATCTGCACGTAACGCGCATTGGATGGGCGCCAGATATGGGTTGCGGGAGTGTTCATGAGATTGCCTCAATATTTGATGATGACGATGCCTGGCGCGCCGGCACCTGGCGGCGAGCCGACCGGGCTGCCGCTGGTGGTCGTACCGCCGCCGCCGCCGCCGCCGCCAAAGCCGGTGGCACTGATCCCGGCGATTGGTCCGCTGGAGGCGCGGCCATTACCGGGCCCGCCGCCATCGCCACCGCGGCAGGCCGCGACGATTCCATCAAGCCCGTAAGAACCGCCACGATTGATTTGGCCGCCTGTGCCAGTGCCGCCGGCGCCGCCAGCCATCGCAAATTGCACCACCGTGCCGCCGGCGCCCCCGGCGCCCCCGGTTGCCGACATCATGGTTCCGAAGCTGGACGTACCGCCATTATTGCCATTCGCTGGACTTGCAGGCGCCGCACCGCCGGCCCCCACCGTCACCGTGATCGTTTGCCCAGGCACCAGACCCGTCACAATGCCTTCGGCGGAGCCGCCGGCGCCGCCGCCGGCGCCTGGCATGGTGCTATGATAACCGCCGGAGCCGCCGCCGCCGATCACCGTGACATAGGCGCTATTCACACCATTGGGCACGCTGAACGTACCGCTGGAGGTGAATACCTGCATGGCCGGAAAACCAGGCCGCAGGCTGGGAAGTTTGAAATTCAAAAATGGCGCGCCGGGGGAGACAGTAATGTTGGCGGTAGTAATCGCGGTCTGGCCGTAATTCACCGTGATCACGTATAAGCCGACCCAGCCGCTATCAACGGCCGGCGTGCTCTGCGCGCCAGCCGCTGCCGCCGCACCTGGCTTTAACTGCAACTGCACGCGCTGGGTGCGCTGGGTGTTCTGCGCGGTGCCGGAATTGCTCGGCCCGGAATAAGGTTGCGCGGGATTGCCGGCATTGACATAGGGCAGCACAACCGGCGCCGCATCGGTTTCGGAAAATGCCGCTTCGATCAAATAATTTACTGATTGGCCGGATGTTACGGGTGCAGTCAGCGTGAAGCTGGTACTCTGCAGATTGATGCCGGTCTTGACGATTTGATCAGTCAGATCCGCCACCAGCGAACCATAGGCATTGGCATCGAGCGGCGATAATTGCGTGATACTGCCAGGGCCAACATTCACCGTAAGAGAAGCCGGCGCGGTGGGGGTGCAGCCAAGCCCATCGACCACGACGTTACTGCCAAGTGCTGCCGCCGTGAGCGCGGCGATCCCCACCATCGCATTCCGGTTGGCGCCAAGAATATCCGTATCCAGAGGAATACTCCCCGGATAGACAATATTGCGATCCATGCGTGATCCTATCGAGATTTAGTTGGAAATATTCATCCAGGCGGTGGTGGCCACTGGCAGCACCGCGGTGACGGCGGCGTAAATATCGGCATCGGTGACCGGACCCGACACATCCGCCAGACTGGCGTAAAACATCGGCCCGTTATTATAGCCGCCGGGACCCTCGCAATAGCCGCCGGCATTGGCGACCGGGCTGGTATTTGGGCGGTAGGCTTTTATGAAAAACTGAAACGGCGCCGAAAAACTTCCATAACCGCCAACCAGATTATAACCGAGATAGCCGGTATCATAGCCGCCAGTATCAGTGGCGTTGAGCGGCTCGAACAGCACCGGCGCCCGGCCGGTCTCATTTAACAAGGCCAGGGCAATGCCGGCCCGGGTGGCGCGCGGTGCAATCAAATTCGCGCGCAGCCGCTGGCTGAACACGCTATCGGTCTCACCGGTCCTGCGCGGCAGCGCCGGCCCGAAATAATCCGTCGATGCGATATCGAGAAAAATTCCCGTTGCGCTTGCGAGTCTGGATTGTGTTTCGACAAAAGCAAGCTGCGTATAAAGCCCGCTCGATGCCCAGGCCAGACCACTCAACAGCGCATCCAGAACCGGCGTGGTATCGCCGAACCAGCGCGCTGGGAGAACCGATTTAATACGGTTCAGCATATCGGCCGTATCACCGGTCACGATCAGCCCACCGTCACGGTGCCGGCGCGGATGACACCGAACAAAGGCGGTGCGAGATCAGCGGTGGCGCCTTGAAGCAGAATATCTGAGACATTCGTCACATTCGCCGATGCCGCATAAGCCTCCTGCGCCAGCCTTGTATAATTCAAGCTCGCCCCGATCCCGAGGCTCGCGATATAGGTCTCGATCGCGGAGGCGACCGCAGCCACGGCAAGGTTATGAGACGTGCCGGTCGCGGTGGTCAGGGTAAGTGACACATTCGCGAGTGTGACAACCGGGCCCTGCACGGCGAAACTGGAACCCACCGGCCGCACCGCGTTAACCGCCTGTTGCACGGCGCTCAGCAGGCTTGCCGGCGGGCTGCCAGAACCGTCATCAACCGTGACGACGAAATGACCCGGCTGCGCTGCACCCGCCTGGTTGATGTTTTCGGAAATCATGTAGCTCAGCCCTTGCTGAATTGCCATAATCGCGGCGCCGATGGCAATATCAGTCGCCTGCGAGAGGCTAGCAAGAAAATTGCCAAAACGGGCGCGAAAGGCGGCATCGCTTTCCGGATCAATCCCGCCGGTGAATGCGTTGGCGTTCGTCACGGTATCGATGCCGGGCAAAGCCGTCGTAATCACCGCGATCGCGCCGGTTTGAACATTCGCGGCCGCACCGGCGGCATTGGCCACCACCGTGACGTTCGCGCTAGCAACGCCGGCCGCCAAGGTGTAACCGCCGACTGCGGCACCATAAGCCGGATTGGTCGTGTCCGCCACGACGGTAAAGCTGACGCCATTGCCTGGTACCGAGACATTTGTGCCAAGCGGAATAAACGCGGCGATGCTGGGTGTGAAACGGGCGAATGTAACCTGCCCCGTCGCCGCCACCGCGGGCAATCTGGTAAATCCAAAATCTGCGCCAAAACTATCGCAATCCGCCCCATTGCTGGTTGCCAGCCGTGTAGTGGCCAGCACCTGAACAATCGACCATTGCAGCCATAGCGCGACTGAGGCATTTGCCTCGAGGATCGCCCGCAAGACAGAGCCGACTGTCAGATCGAGTAGCGCATTCGCGGCACCCTGGACGGAGGCTGCCATGCCTTCGACCAATGTGGAAAAATTCTGCAATGAAAGCTGCATAAAAATTCCTATAAGGAAAAGCTTAATATATCGGCGCCACCGGTTTGCGCATCGGCATAGCGCAGGGTCAGATCAACACTGCCATCAACGCTGGCGGCTGCGTTGACAGAGGGGGCCGGCCTATTGGCCACATTGGCCTCCTGCAGTATCTGTGTGCGAACAATGCCGGCGATGACAGCGGGCGCCCCTGGCTGGCCAACATATTGCGCCAAGCCTGCACCATAGGAAAGTTGCCAGATATAATCACCGTTGTTGGTAAGCAGCCTGCGCAAGACACGTTGCTGCGTGAGGCTGGTTGCATCGGCGAGCTGTAAGTCACCAGTCGGACCGATCGACAAATCGCCGCCAAACAACAAGGCAAGATCGGGCATTAAACGGTCACCGAGGGCGTGCCGGTATTGCCGCCTTGCGCCTCCGGATGAGTATGCGAATCATGGGCGTTGCGCAGTTTTGCAACTGTGCCATGGGTGGCGTTCTGGTCGGCAATATCGCCGCTGACAATCAGATTCCCCGTAATCGTCACCTGGGTGGCCTGCATCGCAATCGTCCCGTCATTATGGAGTTTCAAAAAACTTCCTGATTGATGCTGCAACCATAATTCTCCGCTGGGCGCGGGTAGCGGCCGGTCAACCGCCGACCAGACAGAACCGGCGATGACACCATGCTCTGATTCAGCTTCTTGCGAGAGCACTAGTACCTGGTCTCCCGGAGATAACGGGGCGGCCAGGCCCCAGCCATTGCCAACCCAGGCGGACAGCACCGGCAGCCAGCCCGACAAAATATTCTCAGGCTGGATCAAAACCCGTGCCGCATAGGTGTTGGGATCAAAACTTGAAACCAGTCCGAACCGTGCGACGCCGGCAAGCCCGTCCATGCCGCCGGCACGGGCTTTTACCAAATTCCAAAACCGTTCCAATTCTAAGCCCCTAATTCACAGCGTGGGCACGGATCGTTTCAACGAAGCCATTTTCAATGTCGAGCTCGCGGGTGATCTCGTCGATCATGTAAATCTGGTCGAGCGAGGATTGTGTACCGTTCAAATAAATTGGTGTGCCCGGCGTTAAAGCAAGTTCACCGGAAAGGCGCATCTCCAGAACCGTAACATGCCGCCCCAAAGCGGCCAGCTGGCTATTGGCGAGATTAAGCGCTTGGGTGCTGGAGAGATTTGGCCGGACCAAATTCGTGGTTACAGCGCCACTGCCGGCGGTTTGCATCACCACAGCCTTATTGCGTGTATTCCAGGACATCACCTTGGCAGCCGCGGGAATCGTCAAGGCAATATCGATTGATAAATCCATGCAATTCTCCTGGGCAATCACCACAGGATCGATTACGGGTAGAGGCCCAAAATATAGCGTGGTGGCCGTGACGTTGAGGTAAAAATTCTCATTTTGCGCCAGCCATACCAGCAAGTCCCATTCATTACCGGCACGCGAGTGAAGCTGTAACGAGCTGCGCGCATGATCTAGCTGATAATATTGGCCAACGATTGCGGTTGTCGGCGCAATATCAGCACTTAGCCCGTGCCGGCCAGCGATGGCCGCGACGATTTGGCTGGCGGTCTGGTTCACGAAGGCTTCGGCAATTTCCGTGTCGATCATCCGCGCCGATAAATCACGCCCCGTTAACGTGGCGCATTGTGCCGCGCAGTCAATCGTCACATTGTCAATCTGCCCAGTCAGCAGGCTGGTAAACCCAAGCGGCTCACTCGCCATCTCGATCGTTATAGTTTTTTGACTCAACCCAGCATAACTCACGATTTCCAGCAGCGGTGGTGCGCCCATCGCCATCGTCACGCAAAAGCGGCTGGCACGGAAATACCCGGCCTGTTCGAGCCTGACTGACAGCGCGCCATAGACTGGCAAGTCATCAATCATCAGCCTTAGCCCGGGTATATCAGCTGGCAATGCCGCCCCCTGCAGTGGGATCGGCCGGCGGAATCCTCAGCTCAACCAGCCCGTTCAAAATTGGATCGGTGAGCCCGTTAGCTTGCGCAATTCGAATCCATTGTGTAGCGTCCTGCAAATACAACGCGGCAAGCTTGAACAGGTTACCGCCGATAACAGTCACTTTCATCATCATGCGTCCAGTGAAAGATTTTGAACCGCGCGCGACAGGTAGCCACTGGCATAGCTTGCAGCCGCCAGCGCCGCAGCATTCTGACCGAGCGCGTTCAGCGCATTCACAGATGCAAACGGCGTGACTGACCCATTGATCACCGCTGTCGCGTTCAACACGCTAACGCCAACCTCACTCACAGCACTGCTACATGCGCGATTGGCTGCGGCCGCGCCGGCGGCTGTGAATACCTGGCCGGCCAGCCCTGCCTGAGCTGCCCACAGCGATGCGGTGCTCAAATCGGCACTCACCAGACTGGCCGCCGCAACAGGCAGGCTCGCAGCCACGGTAGTGATGTCCGCAATCACCAGGCAGCAAATCTCGAAAGGTATCCAATAGGATTTTTTAAAATCGGCGACGAATTCGCCAATCACGACATTGTAGTAAAATGCGTCCCACCCTAGCGGCAACACCAAACCGGCCGCACATGCGGCTTCGAGCGATTGCGCTCTTGAACTTGCATCGGCGCCCGATACGATTCCGGAAAACACGATCTCCGCAGGTTGCCCGCCTAGCACGTCTACTACGCGGCCCCCGCCGATCAACTCATGCACGGCGGCGCGCTGGCGTCCACCGAAGGTGATTCTCTCCGGGACTTCAAAATCCTGAAACGTCACGCCGCCTAGTGTCAGATAGATGTTGCTCATAAGTCCTCAATGCGGTAATTTCAGCCCGGCCCAGAAAGGTGTCAGCGATGGATCAAAACCTGTCGGTCCTGCTGGCGGCAGTCGTGCTTGTTGATTCAATAAGGCATCCAACGCCCTTTTCACCTGCGTTTGTGATGGCAGATGTTTGACATCACGAGGCGCTATCGTCCGCCTGGCTGTTTCATTTTCAGCATAACCATGCCGGTTTGGCAGCGTCATCGTTTGTTGCGAATTTCTAAGACTTCCTTGCAAGCTTTTCGGTGCGAGACTGGGCGGGGTATCATCTCGCGTGAATGTCTCGTGCTGGGGAGCGCCGGAAAACATACGCCCGGCCAACGAATATGGCATTATAATATCATCAGCAAGCTGAAGATAGGGCGCGATACCGTGGGTGAGTTTAGCAGCATCTTTTAGTTTACCACTCGGGGCGGAGGCTTGAGCTTGCGGCATTAGCCGGTCCGTCACCATAGCGTTCCCGCCGTTTCTAAAAACGTGTTCACCAATCTCACGTAACAAATCAGACGATGTGTTTCGTGCGGTCGAGGCGGTAAAGTCATGTGCCAGATTGAAATGGTCTAAAGCCAAAAAATCATGGCTAATCGCGTGACCCGCAGGCTTGGGTGGCCTCCTCCGGCGGGCAAAGGGCTGCTCAACCGGTGCAATTGATTTATACACGTTGTCCCCGATAGCGAGCGCATGCTGATATATCAGCCCTTGCCCTTGCTCATCGTATGACAGCGCCGCCTCAACGCCCGCCCGAAAATTTTTAGCAACGGGAGCGTCCACGCTGAATGCGCCGGTCGGCGGTTTATGAGTTTTCAGATGACATGTAAATTCCGCCATATTTAGCAAACCGCAGCCAATCGCGTTGAAAACATTCGGGATATTGGTCTGTTCCGTTACG